CAAAAAAGAACTTTTTTTTGGCTGGGAATGAAAGTCTCGAACTTCCAAATTCTAGGTTCAAAGCCTAGCGACTTTACCAATTTGTCTAATTCCCAATATGGGGGGATTATTTATCCCCATTTGATGTTTCCTTTTGAGGAGGATTATCATCACTATCTAAAGATGAATTTTCGTCTTTCATCTTTTCTCTAAGTTGTTTATTTGCACCTGATACAAATAATTTTATCCATTCTTCTTGTCCACCATAGAAATTCATTGATTTATTGTATGCTTCATTAGTATCACTATATAAGCCACTAGTAGCCATTGCAACGTCAGGTGAAATACCACTATTAATTTGATTCATTAATCCTTGTGATTTAACTAAGAAGTTATCACTCTTATTTCTAGTAAATTTCTGTTCTACATCTTGAAGTGTTAATGTATTAATATCGCTCCATGGAGATAATTTACAAATTCTTAAAATTAATTCAAGTTCAGGTTTAGAACATCTCTTAAACTGCATTTCATCTTGTTTGGCTCTTTCGTCAGCCATCGTCCAACCTTCACTAAGCATTCTAGCCTGTCCAGTATCTCCACCAGATGTTCTTTGTTGATTTGTAGGAATACCGATTATTTGTAATGCAGTATTTAATAATCTATCATGTAATATTTTTGTATTACCGTGATCTATGTTATTAGATAGAAGTTTCAAGTCAGCAGGTCGTGATGGATCACTAGTAGCAATCTTTACAGCACCTAAATCTAGTAAATCAGCATAATCTTCGGCATCAATGTCTTGATTTATAAATACCAAAATACTTTGAATATATTGCTCTAATCCATCTATTTCATCAGAAGTAATACGATTTATTTGATTTAACAAGTCCATTACTACTTCGATTAATCCTAATCTTGATTTATTTAAGTAGTATTCAAATATAGGAATATCACCTAAAATATGATTTTTCTTATTCTTGACTTCAAATACCGTACTTAAGTTTTCCTTACTTACTTCATAATAAGCATTTTTTGTATATACGCTACCTCTTACGTTAGAATCTTTAACACCAACTGTATAAGTAAATGCGAATAGTCTATCATGAGGTAAGTAACTAGAATAAACAATAAATGTGTTTTTACTATCTAAGTTTTCTATTTCAAATGGACTTTCTTTCCCTTTACTAGGTAGAACTATTCTATGCCCTATTCCAGATACATAGAAGCTTTCAGCAAGTTCTGTATCTTTAGGAAACTTATCTTTTGCTAACATATAACTATTTAAAGTAGACACTTCCTTGTTAGCAACGTCTCCTCTTTGAACATATTGAATAGGTTCACCAAATACATAGCTTTTCTTAAACTCAGTAAAGAAATAAGCATTGTTTTCAACTACAGTGTTATTGATAGTAGGACGTACTTCCTTAGTCTTACCAATAATAGGTTGAAATCCCTTATAATATTTCTCTAAATAATCAATTTCGCTAGCATTTTGAACATGAACTTGAAAGACATCATTTAATATCTTTTGAATAGTTTCCTCATTCATATCCTCAGGGTGATAATCTGCATATATTGTTTTTCTTCCAAATAGTCTTATCTCTTGGGGTGCTATCACCTTAGGATTATTAGTTACTTCAACAGGTCTTGATGCCGTTGATTGATTATTAGTTTTATTTTCTTCGTTCATAATTTCACCACATTTCTGTTCCAACAAACAAAATTGGGAACATAATCATAAAATACGGTTATGCTCCCGTGTAGCACTAAGCAATCTGAAAAGGGAAACCACGATTGCTCACCTTACTAGTATCATAGATACTAGTGTTGTTAAAATGTTTAGGTATAAAAGTACAACATCTTTTTCCTTATTTCATTTAAAAAGGTCTTTTAATAGCTTGTGGTTTACTTAAAATACTACGTCCTATGATAATTTCAGAATTATACATTGCAGCACCATCTGGACCATCATCGAACTTATTAGGATAGTCAAAAGAATATTTTGTTATATTGTCCATAAGTCTTCCAATATCTGTGTTAGGTTTAACAATAGATTTATCCATAAAAATAATATTTCTTTGTATTCCACCTAAATTATTCTTAATTCTTTCTTCTTTTTTCTTAGTATTGTAAAGTTCTATGATTTTACATGTAAAAATACCTCGTTCACTTAACTTCCCTTCTAGTAAAGGTTTTAATGACACGTCAATATTATTTTCTATTACTAAAGTAGTGATATTGTTGTCAATTATTTTATTAATTATGTCGTCATACAACTCTTCCATAGGTTTCTTGCTAAATATACAATCCCAAAGAAAGTGTTTACCATGTCCATCAGGCTTACAGATAAACATATTCATATTGTCTTTACCTTTTCTTTTGGTATCCATTACAGCCATACAATATGGTTCTAAATCCTCAGGTGGTGTTATATACGTTGTCAAGTTCTCCCAAGCAAGTTCTCTCCCAGTTGGTGCAATAGGATCTTGTTGATATACGCAACTAAATAAGAATGGATCAGTAGTATTTTTAATTTGCTCAGCTATCTCTTGTGGATATACTTCACTACAAGTAGTTTTCCCTTCTTTATCAAATAAAGGTACACGAATAACAATAGTGTTTTCACTTCTTATAACATAAGGATTACTAGTTTCTTTTAATTCACTTATCTTGTTTCTATCTTCAATAATTCTATTTAAAATATCCTCAGGTGTCCATTGTGTACCTACAAATAAGAACTTACAACGCTCACCATCACGTCTATTCCACCATTCAGTATTCCATTTATCATAAATACCTCTATGAGTACTCTCACTATTAGCTTCCTCTGCTCCCTTAGTCATATCATCAAAAATAATAGCAAAATTAGCACGTTCACCAGTAGTAGAACCACTTCTAGTACGAGATATTAAGTTAGATTTAGGAACATTGGCATTCCTTATTTTCCAATCAGATTCTCTTTCTACTTCAAAAGGTTTTCCGTTATAAATAGAATATTGATTAAATACTTCACTAAAGTTAGGACTACACAATAGTCCTTTTACAGTACGAGAAAAACCAAGTACTAACTCATCAGAATAACTCATACGAATAATAGAATTATCTATACTTAATCCAAAAGCCCACGCTTCCCATAATGTAGCAATATAACTTTTACCAAGTGAAGGTGGATAACAAACTATTACATAATGTAGTTTAGGATTAAAGGTTAATTCTTGTAATGCTTCTATGTAAGGACGTAATACTTCACGCCTATTTGCTAACACTTTCTTAGGTTGATCCCATTCCATATAATCAACAAAGCACTCAAAATCTCGTCTCGCACATATAGCATAAACTCGTTTATAATAATCAAAAAAGGAAGCCATATTATTTATGCTCCCTTTACTAACTAAATTATGTAAGACAGGAATAAGTTTCTTCTTTGCCACCCCGACAGATACTAATTCCTCTTGGTTATACCACATTTCAAGTACATTTATAGCACTCTCACACCATTCGAGTTTCTCTTCTTCGGATAATCTATCACTTCGAAGAGCCTCAACAATACCTAAAAACGTCTCATTCAACGTATTAGGTTTCTTTTTTATCTCTATCTTATCCCCTATCTTAATCATATCCTACTCCTTAGGCATTTCATAAACTATGCTGTTTGTTTTTAAATTCATAGCAACAAACGACTTAAGTTTTTTCTTTACTTTTTCAATAATTTCGGGTGAATCATCACTACAATATATGATTGCTGTCTGTATTTCATCTAATACTTCTAACGCTCTTTCTTTTGATTTGTAAGTTGCAATACTTCCTTCAAAGCTATCACATATTTCATAAGAAGCAATGTTAGGCATTTCCTTGCAAGTACAATATATCATTAAACCATCAGACTTAAAAATTTTTTCTTTATCTTGACTTCTTATCCAAAGTTCCATATCTTACTCCTTAGGTAATCTGATAATGATAGGTTTATTATTTTTATATAGATCAACAATTAATTCATCAATTTGTTTCTTTACTTCCATAGTACGTGCCTCAGTTTCGTATTCAGCAACTACCATACGTGAATCATTTACTAAAACATTCTTTAAGTTCCTATCAAAGAAATATTCCCTATCTACTTCATTATTAAAGTATTTAAGTATTTTATTAAATACTTTATCCTTAGGAAATTCCTCATTATTAAGTATTCTTTTTATATTTTCTCTATAATTAGTTTCAAAACTTTCTAAAAAAGTCTCTTCGCTAACATCTTTCTTAGTTAATAACTCCTTAATCTTATCTCCTACAATATTTCTAGGATTTCTTTTCCCTATAGAAATACCATTTACAAACCATGTATCAGTTTCTTCTTGACTTATTAATAATATTTTACCCATTATTTTTCTCCTTCTAACGCATCTTTTATTATTCTTGCAGTTTCTAGAACATCATTAATAATTTTTGTGTTTTCTATTAATGAATCTCTAAAACACTCCACACTTTGTTTATCACAACTCTCTGCTGGCACTGCACCTATTAAAAAGCTCCTAATACTTTCTAACATACATCCTAGCTCATATAATTTTCCTTTTTGTTCCTCTAACGTTTTTTTCATATCTCTTTCCTCACCTTTCTTAATATCTCTAAAGTCTTTTTTAACTCTTCTTTTCCTTCCTTAGTTATCGGAGGTGCTACCATATTCATTAAAGTTCCCTCCTTTAGTCCTAAAGCTATCTCCCATTTAGCGAGTATCTTAGGACGAAAAGTATCTTTACCTTCAAAATAGCCAACAATAACTTGAACAGAAGTTCTTTTATCACCTAATTTAACGTCTATTTTGTTTATTTCCGAACATAAACGAGTCTTAGTCCAACCTTTTTTCTCTAAGATCATCTTGATATAATCAGAAACATTAATCATACCACTTTACCACCTTTAAAGTTCTGAACTTTCCAGGCATCTCAGTTACATAACCTTTAATAACTAAATTAGTTACTCTTTTAAAAGCAGACGCAACATCTATTCCTAACTCTTCCCCTATTTCTCGATAAGTAGGACTATACCCGTGTTCCTTGATAAACCAATCGATGTATTCTAAAGTTATCTTTTGTTTTAAAGTTAATTTAGTATTTATCTTTTTCTCGGACATCTTCTTCTCCTAATATCCAACAAAGAGTACTTATTTCATCCCTTTGTTTTATTTTATTTTTAAGTATATATCGTATTCTACTTCTCATTTCATCATTAGAAACAGGGTGTTCTTTTCTATGTTCTTCCCAATAATCATATAAATATTTATAGCTAAGATAATATCTATATAATGCTTTAGGACTTACTAAATCTGTTTCTAGCATATCTTTATACGTCATTTATTATCACCATTCCACATTTTTTCACAAGTACGTTTATACTCGGTATCTGCAAATAAATCAAGTAAGGATTGTCTCACCTTTGATCCTAAATGTAATACATAAGGATTCATAAAGTAAACTATTTTTTTATCATCTCGCACCGATTTAATAATATCATCTTTCATTAAACCTTTTAATTGTCTATCAACAGTGTTTTTAGAAACATTACATATCCTAGGTAAATCAGAACGATGAATAGGTAAACCATTTCTAAACACTAATTTTCCAGTTCCATATTGAACATAATTAGTTATATCTAAAAATATCGGATACTTATGCCCTATATTAGCTAACTCTTTAAGATTTATTTTCCCAAATCTCATATTTACAGAAGCACTTTTTTCAATATTTTCTACTCCATCTTTTCTAAATACTCTATCTCCCTCATTTAAACAAGTAAATACCTGCCCACGAGGTACTTGTTGTACTACTTCTCCATCTTCCGTTACTAATAATAAAGGTTCTTCAGCTATTTCCATGATCGTACCTCATTTTAACCCACACTCATGGGGGCTAACTCGCATTTTTCTCAAAATTCAGCCCCCACGAATGCTAGTTTTCTCAATGCCGTTTTTTCCCTTATTTTTCAATGCTACGAACACCTTTTTTGCCCTCATAGTCCTCTATTACCATTTCTTACCTATTTATACCTTATTAAGAAGGATTAAAACAACCCACTATAGCTTAGTATGTAAAGAAGGTACTATAGTTCGAGTTCTGTTGCCCTAATCCTATTTACAACATATCACATTTCTTACTCTCATTTCACTATCATTTTACTAAAAACTTTAACTTTTTTAAAAAATTGCCAAAAATCACGATTAAAGATGACTTTTTATTTTGTGGTGTTGGGTTGTTAAAGTAACTTTTTAAATTTTTGGGTAGATTAGAGGGGGTTTCTCCCATTTTAAAAGTGCTTTTATTTTTTTGGTGTAGATTTAGGGGTTGTTAAAGATAACTTTTTAATTTTTAGTATAGGTTTGAGGGAGTAAAAAGACCCCCCTTTGATATTCTGAAATAGGGGTCGGGTGTCGTTAACGTGCGTTTATGACACAACAAAACATTATGTAATAACATAATATTAATATTATTGATTATCTTTTAATAATATCATAGATCTATCAAAAAATACATTCAAAATTAGTTCAATATTTCGCTTTTGGATAATAAAAAGGCAAAAAAACTTTCCT